GGCACATAACGCCATACTATCTTTCTTAGATACATTGAATTCAATTGTTGTACAACGAGAATGCAACGGATCGATGATTCTATTTTTAAAGTTACATGTTAGGATGAACCTACAGTTAGCACTAAACTCTTCAATGAATCCACGAAGAGCTGGCTGAGTAGATTGTGGATTTAAGTAATCAGCTTCATCTAATATAACTACCTTATAACCACCTTGCAAACTAACTGAGCTAGCAAACTGTTTAATCTTATTACGTAGTATATCGATACCACCTTCTTCAGATCCATTGACCAAAAGAAAATCTAATCCGAGTTCATTACATATAGCTTTTGCTACGGTAGTTTTACCGAGACCAGCAGAGCCAGTTAGAAGCATGTTATGTAATTCGCCACCTTCGACAATCTTTTTGAAGGTGGACTTTAAATGGTCTGGTAATATAACATCATCGATAATTCGAGGACGATACTTTTCTACCCATAAGAATTCTTGCATTAAAGAACCTCCCAACCAGTTACTGTATCAAGTCTAAAAGCTCGCCACGCGTTCTTGTCTAATGACCATACAGGGAAAGCTTCCATGTTCTGTGGTTCATAGTTAAATTTGCTAGTAACATTATTAGCTTCTAATACTGCAGGGTTGAGAGTACATGGCATAACTCTTACTTCGCCAGTATCTATTTTATTAAAGGTTACTGTTACAGTGCCTTGTTTTAATGCGCTGAGTAGCGACTTTGATTCATTTGTATTCATAATATATCCAATAATTTATAATAATAAAAGAGCGGGGACCCGAAAGTCCCCCTCAGTTTTAACCTTCAGCTGTTACAGCTTCTGTTACTTCTTCCGATTCAGCAGGAACCATAGTACCTTCAGCTGGCTGAGCGCCATCTTTAGGTTGGTTTGCTTCTAGGAATGTTACTACTCTTGTTCTAAGACTTCCAACTGCTTCCAGTTCTGATCCTTCGAATCCACCACGCTTTGAACACAAATCAATGATTTGTACCAATGTCGCGATATCCCCAAGAGTTAGTTGAGGTGCAGCTTCTTCAGCTGCCGGCATTGCTGCCGCGTTTACTTCTTCAGTCATTTTATTTCTCCTTTGCAAAGTAGACTAATTTGAGAAGACCGGTAATCCGCATCTTCCACCATATCCTCATTATTATTAATGAGAAATTCTTTTATGTATTTATATTTATACATTAAATTCGCTTGTTTTTTCTAAAGCAATAAAATAATTTATAGATCCATTACGTGAAGTATTAGACCAATTACTTATAAGCTTAGAAGAGATACTAACATAGTAATCACCAGCTAATAGCTTTAGATTATTGATGTTAATAACAAAGCTGAATTTGTTTTTACATTCGTTATTACTATCGATTTGTAGAGAGAAAGTATTCGCTGTGGAATCTTTTTCATCTAGTACCGAAGCTGTAATAACTCCATCGTCACCCGTTAATACTAGTTCACTATGACCTAATACTGCAGCTGCCTTTTTAAATTGATTGAGTAGGTCATCAGATAATTGAATTCCAAACTCACAGTCAGGCATACTAATATCCTTTTGTGGAGTTGTTAGAATTTCTGGTTCAGAAAAGTAGTACTTAACTTTAGAACCTGATTCGCTTTTCATATCAACATATTTATCTTGAAATTCGAATTCTGCTGGTGCTACTAGATTGTTGACTGACAAGAATTCGTTTAAGTCATAGACTCCAAACTCCTGCGGAAAGTCTTCAATAATATCAGCGGTGGCAAGAATGTTCTTAGCTTCAGATATTGTTTTCAGTTGTTGGCCAGGTTTAATTACCATATTGGGATTAATACTAGCAAAGTTTTTTAGCACGTCAAGTGTGTCATTTGATATATTCATTATTTTTTCTCTGTTGGTGTGTTTATTCTGTCGTGCTCGTATAGAGCCAAGAGACCATAATGTAACACCTTCATTAAGTCTTTGCGATGATCAGAAGGACCACCTTTTTTGCCGTACCTGGCGTTGTACTTATCGACATTTCCTAAGAAGAATCCTAGGCCATGTCCACGATCAACTATGACTTCAGAGGATTGAAATCCACCTTCTCCATAATGTCCTGCATAAGTACCGTCTACATAATTTTGGAACTCTTTGATAAGAGCTCCTTCATTAAATTTATAGTTTGTTTTTAATAATATTTTATTCATTAGATATATTATACCACAGTTTTTAGTAAAAGTAAAGGATTCATTTTAGTAACCTGCCTCTTCTTCAGGATCTTCGAATGAAACTCCTGAATCTACTTTAGTGTAAAGATCAAGGAATGCTTCCCTAGTATCATCATCAAACCTAGCAATACAAAGATTGATTGCTTTCATTCTATCTTCAAAGATAGAGTATGTTTGAACAATATGGCAAAGCCTTCTAGTTGAAATTACTTCATCTACACCATCATCATAGAAAGTTTTTCTAATGATATCAGCCCAGTTAATAAGCTGTGTTGTAAAATCATTAACGTCTTCATTAAGATCTACACCAAACTTTTCAAAGTGCTTAATAACAATTTTCTTTTCAACTGCCGCTGAAGGATATTGCTGATCGATTGATATAGTAAACCTTTCAAGGAATGCTTCATCGATAATCGAAGCTGCAGTAAATCTGCCATCTTCTGAGCCTTTGCCTTTGGTATTAGCTGTAGCTATAATATTGAATCCTGCTGCCGGTTCAACCACTTCACCAGTTTTCTTTACTAGGACTGGTTTGCCTTCAAGGATTCCTTGTAAGCACATGATTTTATTTGTAGCTCTATCGATCTCATCTAAGAGAAGGATTGCTCCATTTTCCATTGCTTTCAGAACTGGTCCTTTAGAGAAAACTGTTTCTCCATTGATCAACCTGAATCCACCGATTAAATCATCTTCATCAGTTTCAGGATTGATTTGAACTCTTATGAACTCTCTGCCGAGCTTAGCACATGCTTGTTCGACCATGAAAGTTTTTCCGTTGCCAGAAAGACCTGAGATATAAATTGGGTAGAACATATCAGACTTAATAACTCTTGTTACATCAGAATGTGCTCCCCATGCTATATACGTAGGATCTATTTTAGCATAGGTCCTTTCCTTATTTACTATTGATTGAGGTGCCATAGCTACCACGTTGTTTAACATGCGAGGGGCGGAATTTGTAACCACATCTTCTACAGGTTGAATGAACGAAGCTAGACAAAACATGCCTCTCTTGATTCTATTCTCTGGTTGTAGTAGCGGGTTCCAATCTTTTCCAGTGTAACCTAGTGACTTGCCAGTATCAACTACTTCGCTAGTTCTAAATTCCGTTTTGTCTGGAAACCTTGAGGCTAATACCTCGAGGATTTTTTGAGTGCTTATTTTCACTTTATTCATAATGTAGACTCCTTATCTATTATTATTTTTTAATATAGGTATATTATACCATAGTTCTTTGCAAATGTACACCTTTATTTTCGTTAATTTCATTTTATTTCTGATGAGTGATCGTGTGTGCATCTAAACAGAGAAGCAAGGGGGTTACCCACTTAGATTCACGCTGGTGCACTAGGCGATTATCCCACCTAGTTGCTTCATTAATACTTTCGAATTCCTTTTGCCTTTGGTATACTTTTTGAACCCTGCTCTGATCTGAGCTGTACTCATATCACCTGTAATCATATCATCCATTTCAGGTGAATTAACTGCCAGATCTTTGCCACCTTTTAGTAGAAAGAACTTGTCGTATCCTATAGTATTATTCATTACAACAACTTTATTCTTTGTATATTCTTTGTTGCACTTATTAGTTGAACCATAGCCAGATACTTGAGCTATCTTGTTGTTCCAGTCATGCCTGTCTTGAGCAATAAAGAATCCAAGGGTGGTTACACCATATCTTTTTGATAGGTTATCTAGTAAGCATTTGGTAGCTTGAGTTCTGTATCCTTCAAGGTTAATCAGTTTTCTATCAACTACTAGTTTCATACCATTACTGTAATTGCTTCTTGTTTCAGCGTATAGCTTCTTTGATAACTTTGCATCTCTAGCAACGTTTAGATGATTTGAATCTCCATCTGAGATAACACATAAGTTCATCTTATCGACAGCATGCTTCTTTCTAAACGAGTTAACTAAGTGATGAGTTACAATCAATGCTGCATCAAGTGGTGTTGAACCATATTGCTCATACTTAGATGTATACATATCTTCATCGTAATTCTTCCAGCTTTCTGAATCCCATCTTTGACTTGATGTTTTGTTCGCTAGCATTTTTTTGTATAGACTTTGAATAGCATCGTTGTAATCTGCTTTCTTAAATGTAGAAGATAGTAGATGAGGCATTTTAAGATTATCGAAATCAACCTCTCCATCTTTCATTTTCCATTCATCGATGTCATCATTTCTCCAGCCTGAAGTTGTGAAAGCATATACATCGAATGGTATATTGATTGCTTTACAAAAGGTTGATAGGTGAATTAACTGATCAAGTACGTGATGCATTGTCGACATCATAGAACCTGAGTAATCGATTATCATAATCATACCATGATTTTTAGCATCAGCCAAATTGGTAACTCTCTTAAAGATATCATCAGATGTTTTGTATGCGTGAATAGAATCAGTATCTAATAATCCAGTCTTTGCAGTAGCAGCTCTCTGCCATTGAAAAGCAGCCTTCTTCATTTCGAATTCTTTTACTGCAACGTTAGTAGCTTTCTTAACAGCTTTCATATACGTTGGGTAATCATCCATGATGTCAGAATCATCAGATCCATATCTGTTATCTTTTATTTTCTGAGCTCTAGATTCTTTAAGTAGAGGGTAAGGTATAACAGATGACTTAATAGTATCTTTACCTCTATCTCTTCCAAGGAGAGTTTGCTGACCATGTGAATCTTGCTCAAGTAATCTTTCTTCAGAGTTTCTATAAATCATATCAGTAATAGAATGATCTTCCTCTTCTACACCTGCTTCAGGGTTTTTACTTGCAGCCTTTTCTTTCTGCGGAGTGTCATCGTCACTTTCTTCTTGCTCTTCAGATTCCGTAGAACTACAGTCTCCTTCTTCTTCCTTGTTTTCTGTAGTGTCAGTATTGTTTGACTCGGTGCTTTCGCCATCGTCGTGTCCATCTGAGGTTGGATCTGCGTCTGCTTGGGATTGTGGTTCTTGTTGCTCTTCTTCACTCTTATTCTCTTCCTCAGGTTGTGGTTCTGGCTTAGCAATTAACTCAGGAGTATTTTCTTTTGTATAAGCTAATATCTCTTTTACTATATCGATCACTTCATCGAAGGTTTCGGTTGTCATTGTTTTTCTATATAAAGTAGCTTCTTCGTTATTAAACGGAACTTCAATAAGAGTTTGTAATTTTGCTTTAAGGTTGATTTTATCGATTAGCTTTACTGAATCAAA